CCGTGTCGTTGGCACCCACCTTGAAGACATGCAGGACGGTGAGCGCTCGCTCAATCTCCTCATCGGTCGCCTCTTTGTTGGTCAGGATGGAGGCGACCTTGTCGAGTTGGCTCGCCGCCAGCGTCCCGTAAAGTTGACGCATCGGGTCGTCGGCCATCATCAAATCGAGGTGGCTTGCCAGCGCCAGCGCCCCGAGGAACAGGAGCGAGCGTTTCTCATCGAGCAGGTGCCACTCGTCGCCGTACCGCACCTCGACGAGCGAGCTGCGCGCGATGCGATAAAGGCGGCCATAGGCATTAACGAAAGTCCGCATAGTCTATCTCCCAGCTTATTTTTGGTCAGGCCGGTGCCACTTCCACGGTGGACCACGGCGCGAGGTTCATCAGTTTCTCCGCCCAGCGGTTAGCCTTGCGGCGCGAGCGGAAGGGGCGACCCATAGGCCGCCCGTCAACACAGACGCTAAACACTCCCGCTCACCTCCGCTTATTCGATGACGAACAGGCGGTCGGCTTGCTGGCGCACGGTCATCACGCCAGCGTTGTAGGCGCGGTCGGTCAGCTCGCCTTCCTCGTCGAAGACTTGCATCCCGAGCTGTGCCCCGGCGGAGACGCTGGCGAGCGTCACGTCGAGGAGGTAGTCGAGAATGTTCCAAGTCAGCGCGACGGCCTGCTCAGTGGGCAGTTCGATGCGGACGTCCCCGTGCTCACCCTTGAATAAGAGGGTCTTGGTGTCTGCCCCGGCAGCCTCACCGAAGGGCTGCGACAGGCTCAGGGCGGTGGCGATGACGGCGTTGTGGTTCAGCATGGTCTGTCTCTCTCTCTCTCTCTCTCCAGATTTCGGTTTGTTGGCCGGTACCCGGCGCGCAGCGTCAGGCGCTGGTAGCGTCGATGAACAGATGGATGGCGTTCTCGGCGTTGAAGATCGGCTGGGTATGGTCCAGCTCGCCCGCTCGGTATCGGGCCGCGAGGGCCAGCTCCATCTTCTCAATACGAGCAGCCTTCTTACTCTTTAGGTTGCCGCCTTCGTCACGACAGGCGGCGGCGATGGCCTCGCGCTGGCGAGCCACGGCCTCCCGCGCACAGCGCAGGACAAGCTCATTTCTCATGGGCGTTTCCACTGTGCGGCAGTGTCAGGTGTTAGGCCGGGCGTACCGGATGCGGTTGCCGTCGAGGTACAGACCAGTCTCGTGGTCGAACCCGGCACGCACCCAGCGGCGCGCCTCCTCGGCGCTCACCTGCTGGACGCCCGGCCCAGTGCCAGCCAGAAAGGCGACCCGCGCGGTCCGGTATTCGGCGGCAGTCATCTCAGTGAGGACGGCGCGCCACGGGGAGTCAGTCCGAATGACGTACATGGTCAGGCTGCCTCCGCCTGAGGCTCGTCGTCGTCGAAGGACGGCGGCGTGTACTCCTCGTAAGGGTTGCCCGTGCAGAGGTGGCCGAAGGGCACCATGTTGACGGTTTCCGGGTCGTCGCTGTCGGACACAGCGACCAGCACGTAACGAGGCTCGCCGGTCTTGGCGTCGAGACAGGACAGCAGCGCGAGCCGTCCGTCCTCGGCGGCGCGCAGCAGGGTTTGAAAGTTGGCATTGATGTGCGCCGGGATAGGCCCGGTGTTAGCCATTGGTTCCCCCCTTGGTTGCCAGCGTCAGGCTGGCCTGTTCGATTGCGTTGATGCCGACGCGGATGCCCGGCACGATGAAAAAGACCGCCACAGTCGACACGACGGCGGCGGCCAGAAGGACATTCCCGATACGGCCCATGCTCTCACCAATCTCGGCGGCAAATCGGACAAAAGGCGCTGCCGTCCTCGCCTCCTGTATCGAGAGGCGAAGCACATGTTGGACATTCTGTTAGATCGGCGACGACCTCCCACTCCTCATAGATCGGCAATCCGTCGATGAGGGGGCCATCCCTGTCGAGACAGACATAGGCGCATCTCTCGGCGATGGCGTAGCTTCGGATGGCGTGCAAATCTCGCGGCGCGGCGTCCATACGCTCATCTGGAAAGATGTATAGGAACCACCCACACCCGTGAGGATGCGGATAGACCACGAACGCGCCTTCCAGTTCGCCGGAGCTAAGCTGGCGGCGCGACTCCTCGCTGACGTGCGCCGTCGAGACGTCCAGAAACCTGCGGACTGTCATAGGTCTCCCTCTAGTGCATGGTCACAAGGGGACGCCTCCGCTGCTCGTCCTTGACGGCGCGGATGAAGGCGCGTTCCCCCTCGAATGGCGACAGGGCGAGCCTCACACGCACGCCCTTCTTCTGCTGCGGCGTCATCGCCTCGAAGCGAGCCGCCGCCTCCTCGAACTCGGCTAAGAGCGACATAGCTACACCCCGTGTTCGGCTGCCAATTCAATGGTCAGGTAATCGACAGCAGTACGCAGGCCGTGCAGCGCGGCGGCGGCTCTCAAGGCGCGCAGCTCTCCATTGTCCCCCGTGTAATCCGCAAAGGTGTAGCGATCTGCGGTTGCCGCGATGATGTGCCGCCAGCTCACGCCTCTCCGGTGAAGATCGAGCGGCACATCTCCTTCCCCGCACTCGTCGAGGTAGGCCAAGACTGCCTCTCGAATGTCGTGGCGGTAGCGGTTCGCCAGTTCCAACATATCCGTCGTGTAAATCAGATCATTCCACCAGCCGGTGTCCGTCCCGCGCATGGCGTCGCGGAACGCCGCCGCAGTGCTTTCCGGCGTGCGGCGCTTGCCGCCCGCGTACTCTCGCGCCGCCGTCAGGATCACCCGGCGGCAGTAGGCTTTCAGTTTGTTCATGGGTCATCCCCCTGCCAAATGAACACGCGGAAGGACCGCCTCAGGTGCGATCCTTGCGGGTGCCCACATGGGAGCAGGATTTGCCGCGCTTCAGCACCTCGGTAGGTGCCGCAGGTCAGATGCCTCGTGCTGACCACCGGAGGACCGCTCCGATAGCGTGGGCTTGAACCTGTCCCGGCTTTGCGAACCTCGGCCTACTCCCCGGAGGGATGGTTCCTGTCGATCCGCTGACCGTTTGCCCCGTTACCGGAGGGGCTATGTCCTGCTCCCTTGCGGGATGGTTGAACTCTAGGCGACTTGGCTTAGGGTGTCAACCGGCTTGTTTATCGTCGGCGGTTTGGCCTTGGGTTGGCTCCCTACCGATAACTCACCGTGTCCCCTTAGGGCCGCCTGTCGGAACCTCTGTTCGCTGTCGGCTTTGTGGCCCGCCCCCGCCGGTTACGCGGGACTCGGTGGTTATCTCCGTTGGGTTCGCTTTGTGGCTCCCCCGCCGTCGATGAGCAAACAATAAGCGAGGTGGCTTGTACATGTCAACAGGGTTTTTAAGCGTTGTCGCTTACAGTTTGCCCCACGGCGGAAACCCTAGGCCCAGCCCAGCGGAGCAGCCCAGCGGATAGACCCTAGGCGGAGCCATGCCAGCGGAGCAGCCCAGCGGAGCAGCCATAGGCCCAGCCCAGCGGATGCACCCAAGGCGGGCAGTAGGGCTGCTAGGGCAGAACGAAAAAATCAGACCGTCGGGAACGCACGCGGAAACAACCGGACAGAACAGCCGGGCAGGATCGGCCCTAGGCCATGCCCAGCGCGTCGCCCTAGGCGGTCAACGTGGGCGGTGGTCCTAGCTGCACTACTCGACCGTAGGGAAACCAAAGGCTTAGGCGGTGGTGTGCCAGCGGGTGTGCCAAATGCACGCCTACGCGCACACGAAACGCACGCCCAACGCGCCCGCGCACGCGCACACGCGCGAAGGCATGCGCCCGCACGCGACCCCCTATGGGGGGAAACGGCGGCGCTCCGATCCATCGATACCCTCTCGCATTTTTGCGCCGAATAATCCGGCACCCCGCCGAGGAGCAGTCCGGGGCTTGGCACCTGAGTCCAGCTCAAGTTATATCCGCAGGGGTGTATCTTTGGGGGATAGGTACATGACCAACCGCTTTCAGCTCGTCGTTGTGTCCCTGCTTGTGGCGCAGCTCGTCGCTATCCTTTGGATGGCCGTCTCGTTGAAAGATGGTCTGGAGGAGGTCGATCATACGCTTGGGCTCCTCTACGTCGAGACCGTCGAGTAGACCCCTCCGTAATCGCCCGTAGGCGGCCCCTACAGAGTCAATCCAGAGGTGCCCGCTAGGTGTGTAGCCGGAAGGGTCTCTCGGCGTTCTACGGGCGTTTACAGGGCTCTATCGGAGTTGGCGCATAAACCGGAGTTATGCGCTAGGTCCGATAAGCGGGGCGGGTCTCCTAGCGACCACCCAAGGCGGAGCTGCGGGCTCCGCTTAACGACCGCGCCAATGGGAGATGCAGGCGAACAGGTATTGACAGCGACCACGCTTTCGTGTATTTTTACCTACTATATGCCCTAGGGATATAACCTAGGGGTCTCACCTAGGTGCATACCCTAAGTGTCTTCCCTACAGGTATGTAAGTAAGTGAATAAGGATAAGGGACTATACCTCCCAAGGTAACACCGCAGGGATACTCCCCACGGTGTCACCCAAGGCATCAGCCACGGCGGAAGCCGACGAAGCTCCTCCCGGTGCCTCCCCTCAGGGAGACCCCTGCGTTCTTCATCATCTTCCTAATCTCCTCATTCAGGGCCTTCTCACGGGCCAGCTTCTCAGCTCGCTCCTGATCGACCTTGAGCTGCTCCTGCCAGTAGCCCACCGCCTCTGCCAGCACGTCGATGCGGTCGTCGTGCTTCAGGGCTCCCCGGTCACGGGTGAGCCGGGTGAGCTGGTAGAAGCCGTTGTAGCTGTCCTCGTCCTGCGCCTTCAGGGCGGCCACCACGAGGGCGCGGTCGACCACCAGCCGGTGCTGGTTCAGGGCGGGCTCCAGCTTGCCGAGGATGCGAAGCTCCTTCTGCCCGGAGACCCGGTAGGTCTCGATCTGGCAGGGATGGATGCTGTTCATCACCGGGGCCAGCAGGGCAGCGAACATGCCCGAGCCCAAGTTCTCCTCGACCAGCACCTTGTTGACCTTCTCGTCGCGGGCAATCTCTGCCAGCGCCTTGAGGGTCGTCGCCGAGTAGCCGTCCCTGAGACCACCCCAGCGGCGCAGGTAGACCTGCCCATTGAGCATCTTGGTGACGGCGTAGGCGGTCTCGTCCGAGCCCTTGCCCGAGGGGTCCACCACAAGGATCGACCCGGTGAACTTATCGAATTGGTCACTTACGAACATGGGGCCGAACCAGCCGTCCCCGTCGAGACCGACGTTCTCCAGATCGGTTATCCGCTGCTGCGGGCCGGACGCCCACACGACGCGGCTCGGGGCCACCTCGCGGTCGACGTCCATTACGATGAGGTCGCGGAGCTTCAGCGGGTAGCGGTCCTCGTCGGCCAGCCGGGTGTCCAGCATGTACTGGAGGGCAGCTTCGGAGCGTCCCTTCTCGGCTTCCTTGGACAGCAGCTCCTCGTGGGAGAACCGACCGGGGTCCGTAGGGCGGCCCCCAAGGTCGAACCCACCGGGGAGCGGGTCGCAGATCGACGGGTCGCGGTCGATGTCCGCAAGGATCGTCGGCGCGAGCTGTCCCTCGTACTTCTCCAGATCGGTTCGCTTGGGGTAGCGCGCAGGCCAAATCCTGATGGTGTAACCCTTGCGGGGCAGCTTGCGATAAATCGATTGGATCGATTGAGGCGTGCCGAGGTAGATGATCTCTCCGCCGGGCACCAGCACGTCGGCGGCCTCGCCGGTCAGCTTCTCCAGCTTCTCGCGCATGCCTTCGGTCGAGGAGTTCTTCGGCACCTCGACGTCGTCGAACAGGACGATGGTGGCACGCGAGCCGGTGATCTGGCCGAAGATGCCTGCAGCCTTCACCGAGGGGGACTTCGATGGCTTGGCCTTGGCGACCTCGAACGCAAGCATGTTGTCGAGGTTGTCGCTGCGGGGACGCCACTCGACGAGGAAGTCGCAGGCGAACAGGATTTTGCGGATGAACCCGGCGATTTCCTTGGCGTAGTCCTCGTTGGCCGAGACCACGAGGATTTTTTCATCAGGGTTCCGCCAGAGCCGCCACACGATGTAGGCGGCGGTGATGTAGGATTTGCCGACACCACGGAACGCTTGGATCATGCGACGGCGTGGGCCGGTCGCAAGGAAGTGCGCGATGTCGTACTGTATCCGCGTCGGTACGGGAAGTAGAAGTATCTTAACCCACACGTACCAAAGGAAGCGGCGGAAGTCCTCCTTCATCATATCGAGGGAGGACTTGCCGGTATTATTTTCGTCGCTCAATTATCCTCGTGGGCGTAGGGCCACGACATTTGGATCGTCGAAGTCGAGTTCTTCCAGCTCGGTCGCCAGTTGGTCGACTGCCTTGTTCGAGCGCGCCGGGGCGTCGATGCCGTTGTCCTTCAGGAACTTAAGGGCGGCGGCCAGCAGGGACGGTGGGATCGCCTCGCCCTTCCGGCGATAGTTCTCAATCTCGGCAGCGAAGGTGGTAGCGACGAGCCCGTGCAGCTCGCCAAGCTGCTGTTCGGTTGCACGGCTCATGGATGGTGGTCTTACTCCTTGCGCTCGACGTCGAGCCGGGCGCGCAATTCGATGGCAGCCTCGCGGGTCTGCCTAAGTTCGGTGGTCAGGGTCTCGATCTTCGGCCCCAGCTCCTCGATGCGATGCTCCGACGCTTCGATGCGGGCGTCTTGTCGCGCGTCTGTCACAGCGCCGGTTACAGTCAGGGACGCGGTGCCGATGATGGCAGAAGCCACCACCGGCCCGGCGACCTGCCCGAGGAGTTCCCTCAGGTTGAGGCTCATTGCATTTTACACGGGATGCTTGTCGGGGAAGTCCGGGCGGACGCTGCCGCCGGGAGCGGTGCCGCCGTCCTCGGTATCCGCCTTGCGGACTCGGCTGACGATGAAGGCGGCCAGAGCTACCAGAGCGATGGTGGTAACGATGATTTCCATACGGTTCTCCTTGGGGATTACAGGTTGCCGTACACCTCAAGCGTGCCGGTCCACGTTTGTGAGGTGACGCCGTTTGCCACACCGTACACGGTGTAGGAGCGTGAGGCTGGACGGTAGTAGCTGCCCTGCATTGGGGCAGAGAGGGAGAGGGTGATTGAAGTTCGGTTGCTTGCGTACAGCGAGCCATCCACATACCAAGTGGCCGGAACGTTGCAGGAGAAGGTGACTTCTGCGTAGCTCATGCCCCGGCCTGTTCCAGACTTGGTGAATGTCACGTTGGACTTGCCACGCAGGTTCGACATTCTGATTGTCCCTGACGACACCCCAGCGAGGTTCCGCACGGCGGCCTCGCCGAGGCTGATCCGGGTCGCCGCCGCGCGTCCAAGCTCCACGTTCACCTGACTGAGCGAGATGGAGCCGGTCGCTGGTAGGGTCATGCGTCTAGTGCCTCGGCGTAATAGGCGGACGCCTTGAGCGTCTCATAGGCTTGCGCCAGCGCCGGGCGCTCGACGTCCATTGTGAAGCGCATCTCGGGACCGAGCTGGCTGGTGAAGACCGCGCCATGCTCCCCGGCGTCGGTCGGGTATTGCCCGAGGACGCCAATGGGGTTGGCCCCGTTGAGCCGGGCCTCCTCGCTCTCGAAGACATGGACGACCACACGGGCGTGCGTCCCGGCCTTCCAATAGGGCTCGGTGCCTTCGGCGCGCTCCAGCGCCACCGTCTCCGGGTCGGTCCCCGGAGGCGGCGGCACATCGGCCATGCGCTTCTCAGCGATAACCCGGACGACGACATGGTAGGCGTCAGGCACCACGATGCTCGTGCCGGGGATCGTGAAGTCACGGATCAATGCCATCTAGGCGTTCTTTCAGTTCCTTGATTGCTTCGATGAGGATGCCCACGAGGTTGCCGTAGGCCACGGCGTAGGTGCCGTCAGAGAGATGATCGACTACCTCAGGGGCGACCTCCAGCATCTCCTGAGCGATGACGCCCATGCGGCGGCGGAGGGTCGCGTCGCCCTTCTTGACGAACGTGACGCCGCGCATGCGGGCCACCTTGTCGAGGGCGCTCTCGATGGTCCTGATGTCGTCCTTCTTGCGGCGGTCGGAGTAGGCGACGATGTCGCCCTCAGCGTAGATGCTTCGGGCGGACAGCAGGCCGTAGTTGGCGTCGAGACCCGTGCGCCCGCCTACGGCAATGGTCCCGGTCGCTGGATCGGCGTAAATCGCCCACCGGGAGCTGTCTCGGAAGTAGAGACCGCCGTAGCCGCCGCTGGCGAACATTAGGTGCGGTCGGTAGCTGACACCCGAGAAGTTGAACCCGGTATATCCGCTGCGCGCGCCCGAGACGTTCCACGACCCATACTCGGAGTTGTCGTTCGGAGAGAAGTGTGCGGAGTTGACCGACGAGTAGAAACCGTAGGCACCGTTCAGGTGGACCCAGTTCGAGAACTGAGCGTAGCCCGAGGAGGGGCCGTCCTGAAGCCGCCACTGGCTGTTCAGGATGATGGGTCCATACAGCCAGTTGTTTCCACGCGAGTAAATACCTGCAGGGTGATATGTCGCCTGTCCGGTTCCACCGACGTTGGCGTTGCCCCGAAACTCGGGCGCGGAAACGACCCCCGAAAAGGAGGCACCTGTGATGGACGCCGGGCTGAGATTACCGTCGTGCCAGATGCGCCTGAACGGCAGGCCATCCCAGTTGGTTTCGCTATCTCTTGCCGCCCTGAAGAACAGCTCATCGCCGTAGTGTGCCCGGAGTTGCACCCTCGGGGTCGACCCACCGACCCCGCTAATGTCCAGCAGGAGTTCGGAGTGACCGGCATAACCGATCCTGTAGACGCCGCTGGCGCGGGCAGCGTCGAGACTACCCCCGTCAACGGCACCTCGGTACATTAGGACGTTATGGCCGGTGTGAAGGACAGTGTTGCCGTCCTTGTAGATTTCCGAGAACCCGTTGACCGAGAACTGCTTGTCTGAACCGCCTCCGCTGTTCTGCCAGATGATATAGGTACCATCCGACCGCACATAGCTACCGCCGCTGAAAGACACGGCTGCAGCGTTATATGCGGAGTTGATCTGCAGAGTGCCGCTCAGGGAGCCGCCAGCCAGCGGTAGATAGGAGTGCGTGTGGTTGAGCGGCGCATACGCGCTATCGTGGTTGTGGTTGGCG